TTTCGCATCCCAGGATGCGACTCTTGCCAAGTTTGCAGTCACGGGTTCAGGCCCCTACTACTTGGTAAGCGGGGCGAGCGATAACCTCGCTCTGAATATCGATAACGCTGGAGCTTCTACGTTTGATCTTTCAGACCCAACCGGGAATGGAACGGGCTTCTTTGCTTACTGGACGGGCGAAGAAATCACGTATGATCAAGCGGTTGCTGCTTCGGGGTTCTTTGAAGTCCAAGGTGCTCCCGCAGGTGGATCTACGGTTACCGTAGATGGTTCCGTTCTTACAGAAGGCGTGGATTGGAACATCGGCGTAAACGATGCGGCCACGGCTTCTTCTTTGGCTTCGGCGGTTTCTTCGGTTTCCGGGGTAAGCGCCCAAGCAATCGGTGCAAAGGTTTACGTCACTGCGACCGACGCCGGAACTGCTGGCAACTCGATCACCTTGGTTTCGGGTGACTTGAACATTGTAGTTTCTGGTGCTACTCTGACCGGAGGCTCGGTTTACGGGACCGGCTTTGAAATCACTTCTGCGAATAACGGGGTTGATCTTCAAGTTGACGGGGTTCTCGTTCAAGCTTCCTTGAACACGGGTTCCGGTAAGACCGTCCAAGATTTCGCGGACGCAATCAATCGGGCTTCTTTCGGAGAGTTCGCGGACGCGACTTTCGGAACGCTCTCAACGATCGTGTTCCCGATCACGGCTTCCGAGAATTCGGGTCACTACGAGAATTGGATCGTCAAAGTGATCTCCGGCGCAGCCGCAGGTGACAAGAGAGTGATCTCCGGCTACGTGGGTTCTACCCGAACCGCGACGGTGGATTCTAACTTCTCCGGGGTTCCTGCGATCGGAGATTCTTACGTCGCCTACAACCCGGACGCCCTTCCTTACATCAAGACCAAGACTCGGTTCTTGGCCCCGACCGATCTTTCATCAGGGTTTGCAACTCTGAGAATGGTTTATTCGGGTAACTCCACCGCCCCGACGACCATCACCGCTTCTATCGCGGCTTCCAACTACACTTCGGTTTCCGCTTTGGCAGCGGCAGTTCAGACTGCTGTTGACACTGCGGTACTTGCGGCGTTTGGAACAAACGATGAAGTTGAAATCTTCGTAGAAGCGGATTCTTCGGGTCGTTTGGTATTCTTGCTTGCGGGTCACCCCCAAGACGATCAGGAAGCGGTACTTGAGTTTGTAAGCACTGGCGTTCTTCCGGCAAACAACTTCGCGATCCTCGCCGGACTTGACTTAGGTTCTGCCCTTGGAAGCCAAGTCAAGATTGTAAACCACAAGATCGCTTCGGTCTTTACTTTCACCGGGCCGACTACCGGGGTTCATGCTTATGACCGTTTGATCCTCAGAAACCGGATCCTTCCGGGTCAAGGGGGTTCTCTGGACGGTCAAAGCACCCTGGACCAATGCCAGCTAAGGATTCTTGGTGGAACTGGGGCTTCCCTTTCCGGCCTCACCCCGAATGCAGAAGGCTTGGCCGGTATCCGCGCCACTATGATGGAGCCGACTCTCTTCGGCGAAGTCGGTCTTTCTGGGGGCCAGTCTGGTTTAGGCCAACCGATTGTGACTTTCTTTGCGGCGGGCGGAACAACTGCTCAGAACAACGTCTTCAAGTTTACCTTTGAGGGGGTTCCCGTCACGGTTGAGTTTAGAGACTCTTCCGGGGCCGTGATTCCTTCAGCGGGTTCTGCGGACGTACCTCTCGGTCCGGCGGGAACTGCAAATACCATCCTGAACCAAATCGCAGCAGCGATGGCTTCTGCGGGTCTTGGGGCTTCGGCGGCGGCGGTTCTTTCTGCAAGATTGCTCTTGCAAGAAGGAGCCGGAATCCGTTTCCGTGGATCTTCGGTAGAAGTTTCTTCCAGCATCGTTATCGGAAACGGATCCGCGAACGGGCCTCTCGGCTTCTCAGAAGGATCAACGGCTTTCCGTACTCTGCTTCAACCGGAAGTTCTTGTTTCCGGCTTGATGAACAACTCCAGCTTCTCTTTGGACGCCCTCGCAAAGACTCTCCAAGATTCTGCGGGGGCCGATTACCTCTTTGTTCAAAGCCTTGGTAATGCGGGTGCTGGAACCCTTTCTTCGATCGCTTTCGAAGATGCGGCTTCTGACAATGCGCTTCTTCCGGGCGGGGGACTTGGAGTTCAAGACGGAGACGGCGCAGTCGGAGAAGATGCAATCGAAGGCTTCTTTGTGACTTCTTCGGATCCGGTCAACGGTTCCGGGACCGCGAATACGTCCGTTCTTAACGCGGCGGTCGGCCAAGACGGAAACGTCGGTCAGACTTACCGTGACTTGGTGACCGGACTTACTTTCACGGTTCTACCCAGAACTGGAGGGGCTTCTTACCCGGCGGGTCAGTTCTTTACTCTCAAAGTGAGAAAGAACGCAACCACGAATGCTAACATTCCGGTGAATACTCTTCCGGGTGTTCAGCTTCTGGTTTCCAACACTCTCGGGATTTCAACCGGGGATACCGCGATTGTTTCTACTTTCGCTCCCTCCGGAGCAGAACCCAACGTAGGGGATTTGTATTACGTCTCCTACGACTACCGGAAGCAAGACTTCTCTCCCGCCCTTTACACAAAGATGTCGACGATCCAAGCCGTCTACGGGGCGAACTCCCCTGAGAATCCGGTAACGCTGGCTTCTTACCTCTCGATCATCAACGGGGCCGTCCTTGTTGCGATCAAGCAGGTCCCGAAAGACACTGATGTCAACGGGGACGGGGTGGACGATCAAGCTTCGGTTCCTGCTTATGAAGCGGCGATCGACGATATTGAGGGTCCTCTTCCTGGAGGCGCTTTCCCGGATTACATCATTCCTCTAAGGGGTGATTCTCTCTCCCTGTTCCAGTACCTTGCGAAACACTGCGATATCCAGTCTTCAATCCGTTACCGTGCGGAAAGAACGGGGATCGTCGGAGTTTCTGCGGGGACTGAACCGAGGGACGTTGGAAACGAGGCCCAAGCAATCGGCCGTACCCGTCTTCGGATGTTGTACCCCGACATCTACACGCTAAGCCTTACCAACGCGGTCGGAACGATTGAGTCTTATCTCGTCGATGGCACTTACATGGCGGCGGCTTTCGCCGGAACCCGCGCTTCTCCGAGCATCGATGTAGCGACTCCTTGGACTAATGCTCAGGTATTTGGGTTTGACGGGATTGCTCGGGTTCTGGACCCCGTGGAACAGAATCAAGTTGCTACTCGCGGCGTGACGGTCCTGTTCCAACAGCAGAACCAGATTCGGGTACGTCAAGGGCTCACGACGGATATGACGAATATCCTCACGAAGCTTCCGACGGTCACCCAAATCGCCGACGAGGTTCAGAAGCAAGCCCGCAATGCCCTGGACAAGTTTATCGGGACGAAGTTCCTTCCGGGCATCACGGGCCAAATCGAGAATACTCTCTCGGGCGTTCTTCAGAAGCTCCAAGCGGGCCAGATTATCGCTGGCTTCACCGGAGTTTCCGCGAAAGTCTCGGACGATGATCCGACCGTGGCCGAGGTCGAGGCTTACTATCAGCCCGTCTTCCCCTTGTTGTACATCGTCGTTACTTTCAATGTGAGGTCGAATCTTTGACGGGTACGCAACCGCGTTTCTTCGGGGGCGAATACAACGTCCCTCGATTCCCGCAAGAAAATAAGATCCTCAGATGATCTAAGCCGCACAATACTCAGGCTATCCCCGAGAGATAATAGATCCTTCTTCTCTCGGGGATAGCCTGATGGCTTACGGAATCTATCTCAAAGTTACAAGCACGGGAACTCACGGTTCCCCCCTTCTTCTAAACGATATTTATCCGGTCACGGACGGGCATACCGCTTTCCGAAGGGCAGGCCCGGTTTATGTTCCGGTCAACGGGGAGATCATCCTTACTTACACGGGTGAAGTTGCCGCTTCGCACGAAAGCGGAACTATCCGGGGCTTTGTTGATCAAGGTTACATCACGACTCTGGTTTACGGGGGCACAGAAGTTGTTCCTTTTGTCCCGACAGGCTCAGTCCAAATGTTTGCCGCCGCTGCGGCTCCTCTTGGATATCTTCTTTGTGATGGCGCTGCTGTAAGCCGAACGCTTTACGCGGACCTGTTCGCCGTTATCGGGGTGACTTACGGCGCAGGTAACGGAACGACCACTTTCAATCTTCCGGATCTCCGGGGCCGTGCCCCCATTGGTGCAGGAAACGGGGTTGGGCTAACACCTCGCGCACTTGCTTCTACGGGCGGTGCCGAAACTGTTACTTTGACTACGGCGGAGATGCCGAGCCACACCCATACCCACAACGCGAACGGCGGTGCGGGTTCCGGCGCCAGCCCCGCGACGGGTCTGGCTTACTCCGACGGGCAGAACACGGCGGGTGCGGGTTTGGACGCAACAAACGGCGAACTGAACCTTTACACGACGCCTATCGCCCTTACAATCAACAGCACGGGTGGGGGTGGGGCTCACGCAAACATGCAGCCTTTCCTCGCCCTAAACTTTATCATCAAGACTTGAGGATCATTCCAATGAAGACCTTGACTTCTTCTGACCGTTCCGCCCTGATCCGCCTTGCTTCTTCTCTCCCAAAGGGTTCGGGGGAAAGGAGGGCCATCCTGTCTGGACTTTCTTCGGTAGCAGCCTACGTTTCAGATAAGAATCTTTTAAGAACACTTAAGAGATGGAATCACCCAGCCCTAACGGATGCGGCGGGGTTGCAAGAGTGGAGAAACTCTGCGGTTACAATCTTTCACGAGTTTGAAGTTAGAAATCCCTACGACTTCAAGGAATACATGGAACGGGATATGGGTCAAGGTCAAGTCCTTCCTATTGACTTTTACGCGGAAGTCGTCAAGTCTATGAAGAAAGACGATAAAGACATGTGGAAATCCAAAGAATGACCAATTCTCGCGGGTCTTTCTAAGGAAGCTCGGTTCCCGCCGAAGGCCCTTGACTTCAACAAAGTAAGGGAAGCGGACGGGTTCTGGAAATGGTCCGTTTCCGAGGCGCAGCGGAAGGGGGGTTTGAGTCTGTCCTCAGCCAAAACCATGGGTGACCTCATCTTCTCCCTGAACAGGCTGCGGATGATCTTATTGACGTAGAGGGTGTTGTAGAAGAAGTTTTCTCTTCCGGCTTCTTTCTGGTGAAGACCGAGTCCGGGCTAAACGTGACCGCCCATTTAGATGGAAAGAGCGCCAGAACCATATCCGAGCCGTTCTTGGAGACCGGGTAACGGTTCAGGTCAGCCCTTACGATCTCAAGAAAGGTCGCCTCCCCTTAGAGGAAGTCAGGGAAGGTAAGCGGTAGTCAGGCTATCGTTAGCCCCTTATGACTTGGGGGCTGTCTTGCCGTATGGCATTTACATAACTGTAACGCATACGGGCCTTATCCCATCCGG